GTTGGATCTGCTTTTAGTCGTAAGCATTCCTCGTAAGTAATTAAATCGTTAAGTTCCCAACTTAAAAAATAGTTGTAGTAAAAAGTGTAATTGTTCATTTTGTTTATAAATATGTTAATAATGAGTAAATCTATTATATAAGTATTTAAAAACCAAACGTTTAGGCAATTATTTTTACCTTATATGATTAGCGAATAGCGTATTTTCCATAGTTAGGGCGTGAGAGTTTATTCAAAATAGAGTACCTAAGGGCGTCTAAGCTGTGATTATTTTTATCCTCAGGTTTATTTGTTAGGTTTCCTGCTTTATCTTCTATAAACTTGTAGTTTCGCATTTCCTTAATTACATTCGGACTATCCTCAGTGACGTGCAATTTATACCTACGTAGCATATCAATACCTAAATTGATTTCGCCTTTATACGTTGACTTGGTATTCCAACCTAACCTATGCAATTCTTCTATACTTTTTGGTTCTGCACTATCGCACCAGATTTCGTCCCTTCTATCTATGTTAAGGTTTGCAAGTTCTTTAGCAATATCCTGATTCGTCATACCTCGCCTATACAACAATTCACGTACATACATATTGCCTTCTAGTGCATACGTTTCTACTAACGCTGTTGGATCATTCGTAAAACCGAAGTCCATACCTCTACCGATTAGCTTAGCATCTACTGGTATTGCAGGACACGTAAGAAACTTAAATACTAAACTTCTGTTTTGTCCACGTTCTCCTAATCCGTATACTTTCCAATACTGCTCGTCTGTATCTTTTAATCTTTCGATCTCGTCTATTATAACTTGACTTAAAAACGGATTATCTTTATACGTTGTTTTGTGAAATGCACAATCGTCACGTTCTAGCACTTTATCATAGATCCAATGAAATTCGTCTGAGGGATTGTAGTCAATTACTACTTTTTCACTTGTTCGGAATATAAGCTGTTGCCAGTCCTCAAAATTTAATTCATTACATTCGTTCACATACAACAGATCTCGTTTCCTACCTCTAATTTTTGTAGGCATATCTAAACTAATAAACTCAATCATATTGCCGTTGATCTTATACGTACTTTCGCTTTTGCTGTGTAGATCCTCGCTATATAATCCGTGATCATTGAGTATCTGAAAGAAATCTCGCATAACTGTTCCACGTACGGCAGGAAACGATTTACGTACTATCGTGATTGTTTTGCCTTTATTCTTTTGACAATAAGCAAACAGGATCCATAACAGAATGTTATACGTCTTGCCTGAACGTGTACCTCCTTGCTGTACGTGGATCTTAGCATTACATTTCTGTAACTTTCTAAATACTATGTTCGTCAGTATCGTTTTCAAGCGTATCTATGATTTTAACCTCGAACAAATTTTGTCCGTCTATTCCTGTTAATTCAGATCTTTCTACATAGCCACGTCCTTTACCTTTTGTTTTCAGGTAGAAAATTATAGCTGTTATATTTCCGTCATTAATAGCTGAGAGCAATTTACTTTCAACGTTATCTAATACTGCTTCTTGACTATGTTCTATTTCTAACTTTAGATCCTCGTCGTTTTTTAACCAGTTATAATATGTTTGTCTACTGATGCCTAGAGCATTACACGTTGCTGATATATTGCAACCCTTTTTCCTAAACACCTCTATGATATCTTTTTGCTTAATCTTTTTCATTTTCTATATTTATGTCTAACAATTTACTGAAAGCTATACTACTGCTTTTGATTTCAAACGTCTTTTTGATATCTGTCATTTTCTCAATAAAATAACTTTCGCTATCTCCGTCTGCTACAATTACAAGATCTGAAGTATTTACTTCGTCTTTTGTTATTTGCAACAATTCTTGTAACGCTTCGATATCCTTGCTGTATAAAATTAAACTAACACGATAGTGTTCTTGCACAGGTACTATGCTTCCAGTAAACAGATCTTCTATTTCCATATCGTCTACGCTAATACTAGCAAACTCTTTAAATTCTAAACTAGATATCTCGTTGAATAATCGCTTCAGTATGTTTTTATCATCGGATCCTGTAATACTATTGTGACTTAACTGCAATGCAATGATTTCGTCATTACTTAAATTTTCTTCCTCCGTCCATAATATATTTAATTTCGTATAACCTAATTCTACACACGCCCTGAACCTGTGATTACCACTAATTAAAATATACTTGCCGTCTTGATTTTTATAACAAGCTATTGAACTAGACAAACCTGATTTTTTTATGTTAGATTTTAGCTGTTCAAATTTAGCTTTACTCATACTATTTGCGTTGACTTTTGTAGGCACTATCTCCTTAACGTCAACTTCCTTTACTTTCCACTTATCTTTCATTTCGTTCGTTTTATATATTCTTTTATCGCATCTTGGATTGTACCTATGGATCCAAACGTAACCTCATACATTAAACTACGTGGACTTTCGCTAGGTACTTTTTTAAATGCTCCCCTGTATTTCATTGATACTGGCATTGTCGTATACACGTGAGTAAATGCTTTTTCCATTAACTGCACACCTTTACGTGATACCAACTTTTGCATTTCCTTTGTCTTGATCAAAAACAAAATAAACTTAGACATTAAACGTATATTGTTATTCGTGCAGAAATCAGACAATATAAATAAATCATAATCTGGTTTCTTTGTCCAGTCAAAACCTACTGCACCTAATATGATATCGTCACACGTCATTACGTATGCGAACGTTGGGGATCTAAACTTTGTTACTTTCTTTACGCAGTTTTGTTGTATAACTGAAAACATAGCAACAGTTATCTCCTGTATTTTTATATTGCTATCTAGGGTTATCTTAAAATCGTCTGGGGGTGTTTTATATGTAATTGTATTGAGTGCTGTATCTTTTGTTCTTAAACCTGCGTATTTACCTTTATTACTATACAAATAGATACTGATGTCTTTAGCTATTGCCGTGTAAGGTTGAAATTCGTTTTTACTAACTACTAGCAAATGGCTGTTTATTTTAAGATCGTGATAGCTAACATTCTTACGATTGTACTCCCTGTTGTAATTGCTATTCTTTTTTAGTGCTGTGATCGTAGAATTGTTTTTACTATTATACTCTTGCTGATACACAGACGTTTCCTTGTTGTCCAACGCATCAATTAACGTGCCGTCTACATACTCAACGTTTTGAAACATATCTACCATAACTTTTGCTGTTGGCATAATCTTATCTATACTATCGTCTACACGTTCTGCATAGCTTTGCCATTCTAGTTCTGCATAGTTATATTTCATATCAAACTTTTGCGTCCTGCTGAATATAAAAAATAAACATAGTTCCATTTCTGGAGATCCGTCTTTATAACTATTTAGGATTGCAAAATGATTGTCGTAAATAATATCTAGAGATCCTAACGCTAATTCACGTACTACATAATTATGCTCCGTGTTATTATAGATCTTAATATCTCGCCTACCATACAATGCTAGTTCGCTTACATAATTATACGGATTAACTAACGAGATCTTACCTTCTGTGTTATTTAAAATAGCTGTTAAAATTTTACGAGTAGGTGCAAAACCTTTTGCTATATTACGCACTGCTACCTCGTAGCTATCTGCAAATACTAATGGGTGCGTACGCTTAGGCATCTTATACTTTATACCAAATGCCTTATTGAATTTATCTAGCGTATCTATTTTTTTATAATCTGCTTCCTGTTTTGTTAATGCAAATTCTAGAAAGCTGTACATAAAATTTATAGTTTCTAATGTCTGCCTGAAATTTGGAGTGCCGTTAAAAAATCTAAATTCTAACGTCTTTGTTTTAAAGTACGGCATAATGTTTATAACAAACCTGAAATGTCCGACGTTACTGCTGTTTGCAAATATGTTTTTTAAGCTATCTATACTTTTAGCACCCTGCACCCTTGACAAAAACTGATGCTTTATTTTAGGACACAGATGCTCGATATCGAACCAGTCAGGAAAATCAAATGCTTTTAACATAACGCCCTGCACATAGTAACCTAACGTAAATACTTGTTTTAGTTGATCAAGATCTAAATCTCCTATATACAGATGTCCGTCAAAACCTGTATTCCACATATTCACACCTCCGTTAGCGTAGCATTGATCTATTACGTATTTAAGTTCCCTGTAATCGCCTAACGTTCTTTTTAGGGGTTTGGTATTAAGTTCGCCACCGATATCGCCTGTGGGTGTGCTTTTAGTAGCGTTTGAATTTACAATACTACGTTCGTCCATACTCCACTTCCAACCACTAGGCAATTTGATCTTTCTACGATCTACGTCGCCAAATTCTAATTCTAATCCATACGTTCTATTTAAGTAGTCCATTAAATGCTAGTTTCATTAATGTATAATAATCAGGTTGCAACATTATCTCCTTATGCGTTGCTATATCGTACCTTTTGCTTATGATCGTAAAGTCAGTGTTTACACATTCAGGTTCGCAGTTTGTAAAACCACCTAGATACTGAAAACCAGTGTTTAAAATATAATGATCTTCGTTACTACCATACAGATTTAACGTGATTTCAAACGGATTACTGCAATCTAAATAATACTCGTTATATATAGTTGAGTAACCTGTGAGCAATGCTTCGCCTACACGTATCTCGTCTGCTTGTATATTATCGTACCATAATAATAAACTACCTCCCATACTTACTTTTTTCCAACCTTGCGTTTTTAAAATATCGTAGATCCTGTTGACGTCAGATGCTTTTGGTACTAATCCATTACAACAAGCAAAGTTTACTATTGCTGTTTGCTTATCTTTTACTGCTTCTGCTTGTCTTATTGTAATTCCCTCACGTCTATCGAAGGCATCTACAATCGTACAGCAATCTGAATTATATATATTAACGTAATCTTTAGCACCTGTGCTGTATACTACTTCGTTTTTTAATTCATTGCTGATGTCACTAAACAAAAGTTGCCGTTTAATTAAAAACGACACATTTTGATGCTTACTTTTTATTTGATCTAAGTTATTCCTTAGCTTCTTTCGGCTGAATGTAACCTGCATACTTTGATCTTACGCCGTAGCTTAATACGATATCATTTTTGTGAGTAAAGCCGAATTTTTTAAACAGCTTAATACTTGCTTCGTTATCTGGGTGGATATACACATAATACTTTCCTACTGGTAGCTTCTGTAACATTTTTGATCCTACACCAGATTTTTCTGAAATGATCGTATCAATAGTATTGCCTGAACATACAAGTATACAACCAACAGGTTCTTTTTTTTCGTATGCTACAATACTAAGTCCTTCTTCAATGATCCTGTCAGTTTGCACTTCAGTATTTTTATAGAACATACTGCTGTCTACTCTGCTGATTAGATCGTAAACGTCTTGAACGTTTTTGGGTGTGGCTTTCCTAGTTGTCATATATTTAAGTTTAATTGTTCGGACGGATCGGACGGCACAATACGCCCTGATAGACGTGTGACGTTACCGACACGATATTCCGAAAGTTTGACATTGAGTTTTGAATACAACCAGTCGGCAAAAATATGCCTGTGACAAAAATGCTCCGTAGAACAATGACAACACAAAATAGGCGTTGACGTAAACGACAACAAGTCGTCGAGAACCTGCTGAGGATTTAGTTTGTCGAGCTGTGCAACATACTGCTGAACATATTGTTGTTCGGTAATTTTGTTGGCACGGAACGAACGTAGCAAATTGTACGTAGGTTGTAAAGGTTGATAATTGTGTGCAACATACAACCACTTTGGATTGCTGATAGCTATACTAACAATGTTGCGTCTGTCGGAGTGTGATTTGATTTTGGCGAAATAACCTGTTTGCATTTTGTTTATAATTTTGTTAAATATAATGATTTTATTTTAATTTAACATTACAGGCGTCGTCAAAATTTTGCTGTACCTCCTCGAATAAATTGTCTACTTGCTCTGCTTGTAAATAATCTACTTTGTTTTTTATGTAGTCGATTTTTGCGTCCAAGTTTGTAAGATCCTTGTCGCCTATTACGTC